ATGCAAGCTGGCCAAAAATTTCAGCGGCTTTGCAGGATCAGGGATATGCAAAAGAAGATGCAGATAGGCAGGCAAAGCAAACCGCAGCAAGCCAAATAATGAAAAATTCAAATAGTGGCAAGATAGACATTCCGCTTGGAGACACCGTGATAAGCGTCCCCATGGATAAGGCAATGCAAATGTATAAAGATCCATCCACTCCAAAACCAATTAGAAAACAGCTTGAATTGGTTTTTGGCGCACAAGAAGGTCCGACAGCTTCCGATTGGGTTAAAAACCAGACAAGGCGTTAAACATGGCGGAACCAATCGCCGCCCCTGAAATCAGTCAGGAAGAGTTGCAGGCTAGGCTTGCAAATATACCAGGCGCACCGCCGCAAGAACCGGTTGCCGCAGTTGAGGCACCGCCTACTTGGGCTGAAATAAGCCAGACGGATGATTACAAGTCTCTTGACTATCCGTCTCAAATTGATTTAGCAAAGAAATGGGGCGAGCAGTCAAAACGGTATGCCGCCACACTTCCTGGCTACAACGAGCAACAGGCTGCACAAATTGATGATTTTGTTGCAAATGAAGCAGTTGAGGTTCCGGCAAATGTAAAGCGTGCAGCAGCGTATGCAGGATTCATCAAGGGTGGGTCGCAAACCCTTGGAGCCATTGCCGGTGGCGCAGGAGGGGCACTTCTTGGCGGACCCGTCGGAGCAATCGCTGGAGGCGTTGGCGGGATGATTGCTGCTGGCGAAGTAGCCGAAGCAGGCATGCAGAAATTTCTTCCGGTTGTTTCCGAGGCGAGAAAGTATGCGCCAGGTTATGCAACGGCTGGAGAATATGCTCCGTCTGTGGCAATGGGCGCGGCGGGAGCGCGTGGGCTTGCCACGGCAGGGAAGGTGATGGCCCGTGAGCTTGGAACAAAAAAGGCAGTTGAGGAGATAGCAAAGACTGCGGCTGTTTCTGGGCTTGTTTCCGGTGGTGTCGGAACCGCAACCAGAGCCGTGCTTGGTGCAGAAGTTACTCCAAGAACCGTGGCGGAAGATGTCTTGTTTGGCGCATTGTTCGCAGGGCTTGGAAGCGGAGCGCGGGTTCAAGGCTACAACCGCGAACAAGCACTCAATCTAAACGAAAGGGTCAAGTCTGGTCGCGCATCCGAAGCCGAATACAGGGATTGGCATGGCATTCTTGCGGAGGCCGAAAGGACGCAGGCGCGTGGCGTTGAATCAGCTAGGCGCACGGAAGTTGAGCTTGGCGGTCGCCCGGTGATTCAAAAGACAGAACTTACCACCAAGCCGCAACCTGAAATACGACCAGTACCTACCGCAGAATTGCCAGCACCCAGGCCGCAGATACCGGAACTTCCAGAGGTTGGAGTGCGCGGAACAGTTCGCGGAACCCAGGCAGATACCGCAGAGATGCAACGGCGCGGTGTAACCAGCGAGATGCAGGAAACCCTACTTGACTTAAACGATCCTGTTCCGGTAAAGAAGATTTTCTCTATTGAATCACAAGGAATAAACCGTGAGGCTATTGCACCTGTTCCCAGAACAATTATCACTGAGCCTCCTCGCGGACCCCGTGAAGCAGAGCTTGTGCGCGAAGGTGAAATTATTACACCTCGCAGAGTTCTTCCGACCACAGAAAGGCCCGCTCTCCCAGAACGGGCGGATATGGAGGTTCCTGCGCCAGCAGCCGAGCCTGCGGCTCCAGTTGGCCAGCCAATTCCGCGACCTATGGGAGGAGGGGGCGGAGAGGCAGGATTCATAATTTCAGATCCAGCAGAAAAAGCAAGAGCCATTGCACAACGATGGGCCACCAGCCGTGGCGATTTGCCGAAGGAAGCTTTCGATATACTTGAGGCCAAGGATCAGCGCATTCAGGCCATGCAAAAACAAGTTGATTTTACGCTGCGCGATTTAGCCAAGGCCACGGTTGAGGCCAACGGTAAGCGCGTTCTTACCGAACCGCAGAAGGCAATTATCGACAGTTATATGCGTGGGCAGTCTGATGTGTTGCCAGAACTGCCGGAACCCCTGCAAGGTCCGGTTGCTCAGATGCGCCGTCAGCTTGATAACCTTACCGAAAGGCTGGTTGAGTCGAATGTATTTACCGGACCGAAGGCAGAAGCCGTGCTTGCCAGAAGGGGTGAGTACGTTACCAGGTCTTATGAGAAGTACGATAATCCAAGGTTTGGATTTGACCTTCTTCAGAAGCGTGCGCCGGAGCGTCTTGAGTCGGCCATCAAATTCCTTCAGAACGAGATTATTGCCGCAGAGCCAGGTATCTCGATGGCGGACGCGAGGCAGCGTGCGATTGGCAAGGCCATGGAAATATCCACCCCGGAAGAGGGGTTCTCTTTTGATTCATTGGTAAATGCCGCAAATCTTGGAAAGGATTTAAGCGTCACAAAGAAGAGAAAAGACATACCAGAAGAGATAAGATTCCTGCTTGGCGAGTACGAAGACCCGATTATCAATTATGCAAGGACTGCGGTTAAGATGATTAACCTGCTTCAGTCGCAACGCACCCTTACGGATCTTCGCGATTGGGGTGTCAGCAACGGGTTGTTCTTCGACAAACCCACCGGCAATTCCTCACAGATCATCGCGGCTGAAGGATCAAAGACGCTTGAGCCTTTGAACGGTTTATATGCAGAGCCTGAGCTTGTGAATGCTATCAAGGATTTCGATGTGATGGTCAAGGGTGGTGATGCTTATAAATTGTTCAGTGCAGTTAACGCATGGGTCAAGTGGGGAAAGACGGTTGGAAGTATCCAGGCTCAGTTTAGAAATCCGCTTTCAAACATTGTTATTGAAATAATGAATGGCAACTTTGCATTCACCGGAAACAAGCAGGCATTAAGCACAATCCTTTCCGAGTTTGGAGTTCCGGCTGTTGATTCGCCTGCAATGCGAAAATACATAACTCGCGCCACCCAGTTGGGCGTGCTGGATACAACCGTTCTTAACGAGTTTTACCAGACACTTCGGGATGCCCAGAGATACAAAGGCGACACTATGAGTTTTGCGGAGGATCTGTCCGGCAAGTCGCTAAACGCCGCAAAGAAGGGTATTATGACCCTAAACAAATTGTACAGATCCGGGGATAACTTTTTTAAGATTATGGCTTGGGAATCTGAAACAAAGGCATTGATGAATGGGAAAGGATTATCAAGGCAGGACGCAGAGGCAGAGGCGGCAGAGCGAGTCAAGAACACAAGGCCGACATATTCAAGGGTATTTAGGATTGTAAAAAAATGGAGAAATCAACCGTTTTTTGGAAACTTTATATCATGGCCATCAGAAATACTTAGGACAACCGCAAACTCAATTCGTTATGGAGCAGAAGACCTAAAGACTCCTGGCATGAGGTCAAATGGATTCAAAAGACTTATTGGAATGATTGTCGGGACTTCGATTGGGATTGGGATTGTGAGGGCATTTATGTGGGCAACCGATTTCAATGACCGCAAGCTTGATGCCATGAGGCGATTTGTTGCACCATATCAAAAGAATGCAACCCTAGCCCCAACAGGTGTTGATGAAAAAGGAAATGTTGGATATGTTGATATATCATATACAGACCCGCTTGAAGTTTTTAGGGGACCAGTTATTGCAGCCGTTTCTGGAAGAAATTTTGAAGAAGGATTACTTAATTCAACAAGAGAGTTTCTTGAGGCTTATTTGGGTCCAAGCATTTTAGTCAATTCATTGGCTTCCGCAATCTACGGCAAAACACCACAAAACAGGGAAATACGAAATCCGCAAGATCCTGCATTCGACCAGGCAATTGACACGATCACATACTTTTTGCGTCAAAACGAGCCAGCCACAGTGTCGCAATTCCGCAGGGTTTACAAGGCACTTCGTGGCGAGCCGGATGTAGCCGTTTCAAAGTATGGTAGAATCTACAAGCCCGGTGAGGAAATTTCTGCAATCTTTGGTATCCGTCCACAATCAATTGATCTCGCAAAAGCACTGGAGGGTAAGTCGGCCAGGTTCGCCTCAAATATGTCGGATGTTGGCCGTATATTTACGGAGACGTATGGAGCAGCCGGGGTTGTTCCAGAGACCGATATTAGGTCGCAATACGCGAAGATGGAAGACCGCAGGAGGCAGTTGTTTGATGAGGCCAATAAGGACTTCCACGCCGCCATGCTTCTGGGAATGGACAGGGGAGAAGCCATCCGTTCCATGAGCGTTGGCATGGGAAGGGCGAATGCTGTTGCCGTTGCGAACAACAGATATAGAGATTACAAGATTGGCAAGGCACTTCGCCAGCAAATGCAGAGAACTTTAACGCCTGAAGAGATTCAAAAACGCGAAGCTGTGCGACGCGACATTGAGATGGGAGTTGAGTAATGGCGCGTTTTGACATATCTGGGTCTGCCAGCAGACAAACCGGCTTGGATCGCCAAATCACCACGGATGCGATTCGCAGACAAATTGAGCCGCAACAACCAGCGCAAGCGCAGGAAAGATTTGTCGCTCCTCCGCAACAACAACCCATGAAGACAACCGGATATGAGGCACAAGAACCTATGAAAACACAGTCATCCTTGGATGATCTTCCACTGCCAATGCAGACAGTAAGCTGGGAGGCTAGAACAGACAAACAAGGCAATCCCATTGTATACAAGTTGCCTGCCGGTGACATGGGTGGTAACTTTGAGATTGCGGGTATTAACGACCGATATCATCCTGAAGCATTCAAGGCCATTTCGTCGCTCCCAGCGGAAGAAAGAGCGGAAGCGGCTGCGGAATATATCCGAAGCTACACAGCCCCGCTCGTCTCTCAACTGCCCAAGCCCATGCAGGCGTTCGCGCAGGATCTCGCGTTCAATCGCGGGTTGGGCGGCGCAGCACGATATATCCAACAGGGATTGAGGAATCTTGGTCAGGACATATTGGTTGACGGAAAGCTTGGACCCAAAACCCTTTCAGCCATCAACAACGTACAGCCACGTGCGTTGATGCAGGCCGCAAGCGAGGCGCAGCGTAATGACGAATACGCAAAGGCTAGAGCTAATCCGGCTAGAAAGGCTTTATTGCCTGGGCTGGAAAACAGGATTAGAAACAGATTCTCAATTCTTGGGAATGTTTAGCGACTTGGCACATAAATGCCTCTTCCTCCGCCAAAAAATGAATTTCCAGCCTTATACACAAGACCAGGTTTTCCAACAAATATGTCGCTTGGTTTTGAAATAATTCCATCTGGTGTCACATAAACATCGCCATCTTGAATGCACGCACCCTTGGATGTGATATAAACATCCTTATCCCTAAGCACTAAACCTTTGCTTGTGATTGCGGTGTCCTCATCAAGAACAACTCCCCATTTCGGACGCAATACGCCACCAACAAAATTAACCATGTCCTCATCCTCCCCCATCACCTGTGCCACCAGCACTGCAATTAATAATAGTGTTGCTTTCATGCGTAAAAACTCCAGCATCTGCGCCACCTAGTCAAGCATGAAATTATCCAACCGCCAAATAGGTGCAGTCGGGGTTGCCCGCGTGGCTGGGGCGTTGTTCAGGAATGGTTACAGCGTGCTTACGCCGGTTGAGGATTTCTCCGGTTACGATCTTGTGGCCGAAAAGGGCGGGAAGTTTTACAGAATCCAGGTCAAGACAACGAGCAAGACCGAGGGGGAGAAGAATTATTATCGGTTTATGACCTGCGGCGGGAACCAGAAAAAATGTTCCTATAGCAAGAGTAAGATTGATTATTTGATTGCATGGGCGATGGACGAGGATTTATTCTGGATTTTCAAACCATCGGAATGCAAAGGCCCAACCAAGAAGCTATACCCAAAGACAGGTTCCTCATGGCGAATCGTCAACGACCTCTGACATCCAAGCAGGCCTGGCGCATCTTTGAAGATGCCATTAGAAGCACTAATGATATTGAAGAGGCATACGAATGGTTGCTAGACAATCCAGATGTAGCCAGAAAGATGACGGGCGCGGGGTTACTGGCCTGTTTTGACGAAGATATCAAACACAAAAAATAAGTATTGACGTATTTGCGCGATTGTTCAAGATCGCGCCATGTACCTGCCGGGTGAACACAAAGTACTGCTGTCCGGCATGGATGCTTACTCGCAAAAAATCCTGATGGGCATGGTGCTTGGTGCGGCTTGCTGCGAATCTCCAAGCAACACATTTGTGGTTACGCAACGCGCCATTTCTGAGTTTTCCGACAAATGCAAAAACGCCAAACCTGTGCTGGCATTACAGGGGTCGCTTGACAGTGATGTTACCATGGAGCTTTTATGGCAATAAACTCAAGACGTAAAGGCGCGGCGGGTGAGCGCGAGTTCGCATCCTACCTGCGCGAGCAGGGATGGCAGAAGGCGCGTCGCACTCAGCAATACGCTGGCGATCCAGAAGGCGGATCGGGAGATGTTGTATGCGCGAACTTTCCGTTCCACTGCGAGGTAAAGCGGTGCCAGCAGATCAAGCCCGAACAATGGATGGCACAGGCCAAGTCTGATGCACCCGAAGGCAAGATCCCGGCTGTGTTCTTTCGGCGTAACGGCGAGAAGAAGTGGTTGGCTATTGTCGAGGCCGATGACCTTTGCGAGATTGCCCGCCACATTGCCCCGCCAAATTTCACGGTCGATGTCGTCCATACCGCACCCGTGGCTACAACCGTAGCCCAAGGATTTGTACTACCTTCAACCCCAATAAACCCAAACAAACCAAACTAGAAAGGACAGTAATAACATGGCACTAACACTCAGCGAAACATCAAAAAACACGGAACGCCAGTTGCCAGAAGCCGGAGCGACCATCGGCGTTCTATTTAGTCTTGTCGATCTTGGCACCCAGAAGGTGTCTTGGGACGGCGAGGAGAAGTGGACCCCGAAACTCCGCTTGGCATTCGAGTTGCCTGAACAGACCATCGAGGGCGAGGTGACGGAGAACGGCAAGACGACCAAGGTGACGAAGCCGATGGTTGTCTCCATCGAACTCACCCGCAGCCTTGGCGAGCGTGCGACCTTGCGGAAGCACCTTGAGACTTGGAGAGGTCAGGCATTCACAAGCAAGGAGCTTGCCAGCTTCAGCCTCAAGAACCTGCTTGGTAAGTCATGCTTGCTCACGCTCGTCCACAAGACCAGCCAAGCGGGTCGCCAATACTGCGCCATTCAAGGCATGGCCAAGCTGCCCAAGGGCATGAAGGCACCCGCATCCAGCCAGAACGATCAGGTGTTTTACGAGATCGAACAGGGCGAGGGTGGCCAGTTCAATGAATTGCCTGAGTGGCTTCAGGAGAAGATCCGGGCAAGCAAGGAGTTGTCCGGTGCGTCTTCGGCACCGCAGGTCAAGGTTGGTGACGTGGACGGAGACGGCAACCAAGTTCCGTTCTGATTTGTGGCTCTTACTTTAACACAGAAAGAGCCTAGCCAATCCCGTCTGGTCCAAACGGACCAGGCGGGACATTGGTATACACAGGAAGGCGAGTCCGCCCACGTTGTCATTGGGAAGAATGGCAACGAGCGTAACACCACAGTTACGGACGCACGCAAGATGGGCTTACTCCCATCGGTCACGAGCGTTCTGGGCATCATGGACAAGCCACAACTCACGGCATGGAAGATCGAGCAAGCCATCATGTCATCGCTCACGCTTCCGAAGGAGGAAAATGAAACACTTGAAGAATACGCAAAGCGGGTCGTCAAGGACTCAAAACAATCAACCACAAAAGCGGCAGAGCATGGCACTCGGATGCATGAACAGGCAGAGAATATCCTTATGGGACGTGCTGTGTGCAAAGACGAAGACCTCCAGCCCTACATCAAAACATTTAAGGAATGGGTTCAAGACAACGTCGAGAAAACCTACTGGTGCGAGCGGGCCTTGGTCGGTGCTGGTTACGCTGGACGATGCGATGCCTACGTCCGATTGAAACGGATCGGTGACGCGATCATTGACCTTAAGAACCGCAAGGTAAACCCGAAGTACGATCCGTTCTACGATAGCGACTGCGCCCAATTATGGGCTTACCGCATCGCCTCGGAGAACCCCAAGGCAGCGTGTGTTTCGGTGGTACTGGCGGCCAACGATCCCGAAACACTGGTTATACATCAGTGGAACGAGGAAGAGCTGCACGAGGCCGGGATTGCCTTTCAGGCCATGCTCAAGGTCTGGGCATGGAGCAAGAAATACAACCCGCCAGGGATGAAGCTGTGACACCTCCGAGCATCGAGGAACTTGGCAAAGCCGCCGAGGACATTGTATGGCGGGTTATGGGCAAAGGCTCAACAAAATCAGCATACGGAGAATGGTTTCATGTTGACAAACCGGTTCACGATTACCATATAGCTAGGGCGATGCGTCATCTGGCCACAGCCCAGATGATGTTGCACAAGTCGGTTCCAATGCCTGACGGAGAGGGTGAGGATGCAATGGACCACCTGGAGAGGGCGGTCGTCCGAGCCTTGTTCTGCTGGGCGCAAACAAAGAAAGAACTACCAAGAATATGAAGAAACTAGAGGACATCACGGTAACATTTATCTGGGGCAGCAAGGAAGCCACGGCGTTTGCCGATGTAATTTACAAGACGCACAGAGTTGACATTGGGCCGCAGGGACATCGCGAGCATTACATGGCTGACGTTCCATACGATATGGATTTGTCGAGAATCGAAGTTTTGATCGACGGCCAACAGGTTAAGGATGACGAGAACCTGACCGAGTTTGCCACACAACTCCTGCTCGAAGAAGCCGATTACCAGCTTTGCGAGATGGCATGAAGAAAGTTGTAGTTACCCAGGCATTCGGTGACGATTGGCTGGAGGTTCTAAACCTTACCCGCCCGCGCATGGAGGCTTACTGCAAGCGGCACGAGCAGGACTTTATCTCCATCGAGAAGCCGCTGGCGCATCCGGTGCAGTACAGCAAACTTATCATCCCGCATCTGATGACGACAAAGGGCTACGATGTCGTCACGTTTCTGGACGCTGATGTTCTGGTCACGCTGGATTGCCCGGACATATCCAAGGATGTCGATAAGTTCTGCGCCTTCGACGAGGGCGCGTATCTGGACCGCAAGCCTGGTATGACCGCGCTTGCCAAGGCTTTTGGCTACAAGATCGAGCCTAGATTCTACGTCAACACAGGCGTGTTTGTTGCCACAAAAAGCGTGGCCGGGATCTTCGCACAGCCGCCGATTGGTTTATTCCCGAACCACTTTGCAGAGCAGACTTGGATGAACATCATGGCGCACCTGTGCGATATGGATCTTCAGGAGCTTGATCCGTCATTCAATTGCATGACCAGCGTTGAGGAGCATTTTGGGCTTAATCGTTACATGGATGCCTACATGATCCACTACGCTGGGCAGTCTGGAGACATGGCCAAGCTTCGCGGCCAGATAGAATCCGACCTCAAGAAGCTTGAGGAAGAGATCCGATGATCCCGGTAAAGGTCATCCAGCATGGCGACAAGTGGCGGGTTGTTACAGAGTCAATGCAGAACCCGATTGGACCGCGCCTATGGGGTGCCGAGCCGCCCAACGGACTTCCTCCATCAGACGATGTGTTTGACGACAAACAGAACGCGCTGGACGCGGCAAGGCTGTGGAACGCATACGCGGCCTGGGCGGACAATCATTCAGGCAGGAAAAAGAAATGGTCAAAGCAGAAGCGAACCTCCTGACAGCGGAAGAGAGGGTCAAGCTACTTGCCAGCGAGATTGCCATCCGCGCTGTCTTTGACCTGAGGCTGCTGAAAAGGAGAAAAGTCCTTATCGGAGACAAGATCGCCCCGATTGAACAAAGGCCAAAGCTTACCGACTGCCAGTGCTACCGGGAGGACGAGAACATCAAAAGCCTTGTTGACGATTTCAGGAACGGGTCGGTACTCTTCTGGTGCCGAATGGCCGGAGCCAACATCGACCAATCAACACTCAACAAAATGCTGGAAAAAGATGATAATGGAATACCTGAAGTTCTTCAGTGAGGTGAGCGCACACATCATCCTGTTCGCCCTGCTTGCGGGCGCGGGGATGATGCTGCTTGTGTTTGCCGCGAGCTTCATGGCTTGGCTGATTTCAAAATCAAGAGAGGAGAAGTCACAATGGACGAACTGGGACAAATAAAGTTTTTAAGCGAGCGGGAGGTCACGATGGTCGAGATGAAGTTCGACATAGATGATGTAACCGCAGACAGGCTGGCGTTTGTTGGTTTGAATATGATTAAACACAACAGGGACGAATTGTGCGGGTTTGCCATCAGAAAGCTTTTGGAGGAATACGCCGAAAGGAAGGGCAAATGCAAAACGAAAAAGCGTTCAAGCAAAAGATCCTCACGGCGGTAACGGTACCGCAAGTCCTGACGCGGTCTCAGTGCGAGATGATTATCCGCGATGCGGAGGTCATCGGCATGAGGCGCGCTCCGGTTCTTTCGAAGGACGGAAGCCATGTGACCAGCCGTACCCGCACCTGCGCCTCCTGCTGGCTTCCCAAGGCCGCACATTTCAAGTGGATCTACAATTATCTGGCAGCCGTGGTGGATCAGGTCAACACGGAGCATTACCGCTTCGACGTTATGGATATGCAGAATCTGCAAGTCCTGCGTTACCGCCCGCTCCAGAAGTTCGATTGGCACTTCGACACGTTTGACGGATCGGATCGCAAGCTTACCTGTGTCATCAATCTGTCCAGGCCGGAGGAATATGTTGGTGGTGGCTTAAGGGTTGATGGGGATTGGCACGGAGTTGAAAAATCCACCCATCAGGGGTCTGCAAACTTCTTTTCCGCATGGATGAAACACAGGGCGGTGGCACCCATCTGGGGAACGCGCTGGGCTTTGGTTGCATGGATCACGGGGCCAGCATGGAAATAATGCCAATCGACTTCATTTTGCTTGCCATGTTCGTTGCGCTGGCCGCAATGTGGATGGATCAATGATGCTTCAGCTAAATCCAGAGATGTGGGTGATGACACCCAAGGGAGAAGGGCTGGCGTTCCTTGTCACGGATTACGGCATGGATCACAATAAAATCTTTACAGTCATGCTTCAGTCTGGCGATATTCTGGACTTTGACATACGGGATCTTCGCAGGACGGAGAACCCAAGCTTCGGGGTGAAGGCACCGGAGGTGCCAAATCCCCATTACACATAAGGAGGTAACTATGCCACTCGGTAAAGACATCGGTAAGAACATTCGTGAACTACGCGCTGATAATCGCAAGAAAGGATCGGCTCGCGGGGCTGGCGGTACGCCGCGCTCGCAGAAGCAGATCCTGGCCATTGCGCTTCGGGCAGCCGGGGTTCCAAAGAAGTCTGGCCGCACCTTCCGCATGCGCTCGCGCTGATGGAGGATCGGTTGACATGGCTGGCCGACATTCTGGCGCGAGTGCGTAGGAAGTTGGCCAGCCATCGGGACGACATCACACACGCCGAGGCGCACAAGGTACGCGAGATCATTGCGGACGTTGATGCGGCTGGGCTGATAACAAAGGAGATAAGAAATGAACACACAGGAAGCAGTAACGCAGGTATTGACTGACAGGATTGCCAGCACAGAAGGCAATATAAAGATGCTGGAGGCGAGGCTTGTCGCCGCAGTCCAGAGCATCCAGGCGATGCGCCATGAGATCACGCTTGGGAGAATCGAGAGAACAAAGAAGAACAAGGACATTGCCGAAAAGATTGCGGTTGGCATCAGGGACGAGCGCGAGATCGTGGTGCCACCCTTGCTGGCAATCAGAAGTCCAAAAATTAAGCGAGGATCAAAGCGAAGGAGCGGCGGCAACAAGGAGCCGAAGATGGTGTCACGGCGTTGGGCTTTGTGGAAGATCCAATACAACTCAGGCTACACCACCCACCAGATCGCACGGGCTTGGAAGTGCTGCCGATCAACAGTTGAATATGCCCGCGACAAGGGCTTTGTTACGGGGCGAAAATGAACGTGCGCCAGTGGATCGAGGAAAATTATCCCGACGATGAGATTTTGCTTGCCGATGGATTTGACCGCGCTTTCCTTGGCATCGGTCGGGTATTCAGTGGTTCGTCCATTGCAGTCTACGACAAAAGCATGGTCATCACGATCCTGCGCGAGTCGGGGATGAAGGAAGATGAGGCATATGAATACTTCGACTACAACGTGGCCGGGGCTTATGTGGGTGAAAAGACTCCCATGTTTGTCGAAACCAAGCGGTCGCTGAGAAAGGCAAAGAAATGAGCGCACTATCTGAATGGATTATAGTTGGAGCAGGACTTGCCATAGGAAGACTTCTTGTGGCTGTTGCCGTAATAGCGATTGGCCTAATACCATTGGTAATCTTTTTTATATGGGAGGAAAAAACTAAATGAAACTCTGGACCAATCAAACAAGCCAAATCCACAAGGTCGATGACTCGATGCTGTTCCCGCGCAACACCTATGTGTTGCCGGATGAATTGACCGGACCGACCTGGGACGATTCAATACCTTGCCCGCACGAGATTAAGCCATATTACCCAGGCAGAGCAACCGGAGGAGCCACCGCTGTTTACCGCGCTGGGGCGATTGGTGACGCAATCATCACTACCGCATTCGTACATTACCTTGTCAACGAATCGGGCGGCTGCGTGGATGTATACGCACCAGCCAGGAACCTGCCGCTCTACGCTGGGCTAGGAGCAAAGCTATTCCCGTTGCCGCCTACTCTGGAGGCTTGGAGAAGCTACGATTCGCACTTGGCCACAGATGATTTGTTCAGCGGTCAGGTAGGCAACACCAAGTTAGGGACAGGCCCGGGCAACTGTTATGACCGCATCTATACTTGGATGAACGCCGGTGATGTTGACCCAAAGTACAAGCGTCCGCATCTATACCTGATCGAACCCGACCACAAGGAACTCATGGAGATGGGTAAGTGGCCAATTAAAGGCGACTACTTTGCCTACCATGTATCCAGTTCGGGGCCGACCCGCACCTACCCGCCCAAGATGGGACAGGATGCGGTGCTGGCGTTGCTTGAAGCGTTCCCGAACCACAAGGCTGTCATCATCGGGCTGGACAACTCCAACAACTTTAAGGTGGACCATCCCAGGGTGATCGACCTGTTCAACGTGACAAAGCAGTTCCGCTCGTTGTTCCCTGTGGTGGCTGGGGCGGATTTTGTCGTGGCACCCGACAGCAGTGTGAACCATGTGGCTGCCGCCTTCGACACGCCATGCGTATCCTTGTGGGGTAGCTATCACCCAGACGATCGCATGACGTACTACCCGAAGAATATATCGGTCTTCAAGCCGGACACCTGCCCACACGCTCCGTGCCGCCCGCATGCGGGCTTGCCGCAGCAGAAGTGTAAGGACGCGACCAACAAGCTTCCTAAAACTCAAATGTGGTGCAATGCCCTTCGCAACATTACCGCCCAGGATATTGTCGAGGCGGCGAAGAAGGCGATGGAGTTGGAGGGATGATTTAATGCCGGAGTGGAGCGCAGAGAGATCCTGCGACCGGGTGTCCTCCTAGTGTGTGTTCCCCGCTTGTATCACCGGCATGAATTTTATATGAACCCGATGCCCCGAATGGTACGCATGGAGATCATGCGGCTGGCCGATAAACTCAGCCATTTGAAACAAAGGGGCATTATTTTTCAAATAAGCAGGACTTATATCATGCGGAAGCTACTTGCGCGGGTGCTTTAGGCAGGCATGATCCGAGGTTAATAAATGAGTTTCGATCAAGACTTCCGTACTATTATCAAAAGGCTTTGCGGGGTTAGCGATGACGCGCCCGCCAGCGAATTTTATGCATCCTGCGCGGCCATTGCCATGTACTGTCGCGTGTGGAACGTCGGACAAGATGGAGCCATAAGAATCTTCAAGGCCAAGGGTGGCCCACTCACATCAAACAGAATAAGCAGAACCGATGCGCTTGAGCTTGTGGCCTGCGCCTTTGCCCACTCATACGAAAGCGAAGTCGAGCGGATGTTCCATAAGGCATGGAACGATGAAGCATTAGATTACCTAATAATCCAGCATTGCGTGGAGTGCAATGGCAGGTCGTATAGGTTTGATTTCGCAAATCCAGAAATCAAGTTGGCCATTGAGATCGACGGCTACGCATACCATAACAGCAGGGAATCATTCACAAGGGATCGGGCTAGGGACAGGGATTGCACTGAAAATGGCTGGACTGTTTTGAGATTCGCAGCAAAAGAGGTCATGGATGATGCCAAGTCATGCGTGGATCAGGCGATCAAATGCACGAAGGCAATCATGGAAAGGAAAGCGTGAGACTACCCCAAAGAACCGAGAACTTCATCAGCAACGGAGCAACTGAAGGCCAGCGCAACGAGGAGTTGTTTCTGGCCGCACAGCAGTTGCGGGACGCTGGCATGGATGAGGCTTCGGCCATTGACCGGCTTTACCCTTCAGCGGCATCCTCCGGCCTCAAGGACAGGGAGATCGAGGCAGCGGTCAAGTCGGCCTATCGGCGCACGGCAAGGCAACCGCTTGGCACATCCATCAATCCGTTCAAGCCAAAGGAACCAATCCGCCTTGAACCTTGCCCACAGCCAAGCCACCACGCCGATGATGTCAGGCGGTTCCTGCTTGCCGCCTTCAACGAGGGCGACCGGGTCTGCATCGTTGGCGCAATCCACCAGGACGACAGCGAAAGGCCGTCAGGCAAGGGAACCATCAAGACCCGCGAGGAATGGCTCAAGCAGTTCCATTCCGGGGTAGAGTTGCCAGATGCGTACGTTGGTGCGTACGTCTGCATCAATCCATGCGGACAATCCAGAAAGTCGGACGACATCACCAACTTCCGCCATGCCCTGATTGAGTTCGACAGTGGCACCATGGAGGAGCAGTGGTCGGTCATCTCCGCCT